GAAGTATCACTATTTGGACAAATCGGACACGTCGTCAGATTTACGACCTTCGCCTTTTGGATTTCTTCCACTTACTGTGGCTGGTCCATCGGACTGGTTGTTAGTTCTTTCGGTGTCCCTTGCCCTGTTAGCATTATCATTTGCTGCTTGTTCTGGCTTTGGGTCAAACGGTTCATTGCCACCTTCTATTTGAGGAAGTCCAAGAAGTTCTCGTCCCTCATTTGGCATCATAACCTGAGTCTTAACAAGTCGCTCAATAATTTGTGACTGAGCAATCTCATCTGTAAGTGTAAGTTCATTAAACTTAAACTCCAGAATATCTGTTTTTTCTTTTACGATCTTATTGATCATCTTCTCAAGGTTTCTTTGTGCTGGTCTTGCAACCTGCTCCTTAAAGGTTCTGTCTTGAGACAATGCTGCAGCGATGGCTGCTGAATCAGATCCACCAATCTTAGAAAGAGGAACCTGGTGTGCAACAAGAATGTCATCTCTATTTTGCTTACGGTATTCTTTAAACGATGCTTCTTGAATTCCATTTTCTACAGGATCCATCTTAAACTCTACTTTGTTGGTGTCTGAATCTCCAGGCAAGGGAATGTAGAGTGTTCTGTGATTCTGACCCTTAAGACCAGTCTGCAAGAATCTAAACATTTTGTCTTCTGCTTCAGCAGACAACTTTGCACCCTTTAATGTTACAACATATCTTGGTGTTGCCTTGTTCTGGAAGTAGTCAATGTTGTATTGTGATGCAAGTTGGTCACCATGAAGAGATCCAATTGCAGACATGATGTCTGGGACACCATAAAATGTATTCAAAGGAGAGTATTCTTTAAAGTGAATGATTTCGTTTGGACGAGCATCTGTTCCAAGAGGGTTCGGATTTGTTGCTCCAAAGTTACGGAAATAAACTACCTTGTTTGCAATTACCTGAACGAAGCCGTCACGGAGTCTACGAACTCTCATTGTTGTAGAAGGTATGTGTCCAACGTATCCAATATCTCCACGAACTGTTCTTCCTACTTCAAGGTATCCATTTCCTGTTGCTTGTAGATCTGTAAAAACCTTTTCCATTGTTGTAGTAAATGAATCTTCTGTGTTTAAAGATTCTAGCCAATCGCTTAGTTCGATCTTTGCTCTTTCAATTCTTTTACGTGCATTCTCTGCTGTCTTTGGCTCTGATGCTTCTAACTTAAGCATTGTTCTTGCAGAAACCTTAAACTCATATCCAAGTCCAACAATGTTCTCAACCTTTGCATCAATTGCAGCATGGTTAGCAAAAGAGGTGTCATAAAAACTTGCAAGTTCATAGAGATTCCATGGAGGAGTGATTACATCAAATAGTCCATATGCATTTCTAAATACTGTTCCTGAATTAATCTCTTTAGACTTTGCTCCGTCACGACCAGTGCTTTCTGCTCTTGAACTATCAATGTATCCCTGAGTTGCTTCACCCTTTACGATACGAGATGTTCTTCTTTTAAAATTTGCATCAAGCCCCTGTAAGTCTTTGACCACATCCCATGTCTGATTAAAAGGGTCCTGCTTTGTAAATGTATCATCTTCTGGAAGTGGACTGTCTGTCTTTGCTCTAATAAAAAATTCTTTTTCTTCACTCATTAGTCATCACTTCCATATTTAGCAATTGTATCCTTGGCTGCTTGAACTGCTCCAAGGTCATTAAGAGAAGGAATTAATCCTTCTGCCATTCTTTGCTTTTGCTCAGAGTACTCTTCTTCTGAAATTCTTGTTAATCCTGGTACGAAGATGCATTCACCATCTCCTTCATCCCCGTAATATTTTGCTGCTTCCTTTAGTTTAGAGATCTGAAGAATGTCGCCCTTCATTGATTCAATATTTAAAACAGACCCAGTTCCGTCTGTGAACCACTTTCCATTAGCCTTCTTATATACATATAGACCCCAATCGTAGTGCTTCTCGATAATTTTTGCACGAGACTCACCCACTTGGCCTTTCATTTTAGGCAATTGCTTCTTCTTTTTACGTGGATCTTCCATATTCATATACTAAAGTATACCATATTAGACGGCACTATGAGTTGTTTGTTCCGAAGTAATACCCTTATAGACGCTATATTCATATCCGTTTACTGTAAATACCTTATCAGTATCAACAACTATCTTATTTGTTCCCGTATAACTCTTATAAATTGTAGATGGGTCAACCCCATAATAACTTGTTGATGCCACAATAAGAACTCCATCCCATATATATGGGGACGTATTCCAGTAGTCCCACTCAAGGGTAAGTGGTGGGGCATATTTAACGGCGAACCATGGTCGAATCTCAACCCTCTGGACCTCTTGAAGATTTGTTGATTGGTAGTATGAAATCGTATTAAATGTTATTGGTCCATTAAGATTGATGGCCCCTATTCGATTAGTAAAGTCTAAAAGGTTTGGGAATCCTATACCAAGGAATCCCCACTCTTTAACAGTAATGACTGGCTCTTTTACTAGTTTTCCATTCCAGTAAAAAGATATTCCGTCTTCGAGTTTTCCAGTCTTTGCATTAACTGCATAGATCTTTGCTCTTTCTCCACTTGGATGTATAGCAACCATGTAAAACTTTATGTGCGTATTCTTTGCCTCTATCTCAAATATCTCTGTGGATGCATAAGGAAATGCATCTTTGTCATATCTAATAGCAGCCTGCATAGCCATAACCTTATAGTTATCAGACATCTCTTGGTTAATCGGAATTGCTAATCCACGATTAATAACTGGATCACTTATGCCTTTTAATTCTATACCACTGTATCTTGTTAAGTATAGGTATGGAGAACTGCCCTTGTAAATTGTAAAAGGATTTCTTTGTTTATAGTCATAATAGAAACCAGACTTCTTGTATGGATAAATTTCATTTCCAAATCTTGTGCCAACTGGGTTTGGAGATGTAGAATTAAACGCTTGAGAAGCATACTCTAAATTTCTAACCTTTACCTTGTTTTTAATAATACCCCGCACATTAAATTCAAGGTGGGTGACAAGTGCTAGATCTAAAACCCTCACATCTGATGGAGGATAAATAATCATATTATTTACAACTTCATATTTTGTTGTCATCCACTCTTCACCTGGTACAACAATAGAGTCGTTAGACGGTTTCTCTACATTAATAAAGTTTGATTCAGGTAGGTTTGTTCCATTTTCAATATACTGAAAAGTTATATATGACTTTACAAGTGATCCAGATGTATCATATTTATAGTTTTTATACGCTCTGTTTTTTAGATCATCGTAATTTAAGTATCCAGTAAAAAGTTGATTGTCTAATGATGTATAAGTTCTTTGAACTGGTATGCCATATTCATCCTTAAGTTCGCTATAGGTCCAAGAGCCAACTTGCTCTTCTTCAACAAAAATAGAAGGTGCTGGATAGTTAATATTAAACTGAATAAGGTCTAAGTCGTAAAACTCTGAACCCTTTTGGTCTTTTACATACTGTGCAAAATATGTAAGGGGGATGTAGTCTTCCCAATACCCCTGCATATCTATATCTAATGTATATGTGTCAAAGTATTCTGTTGGAGACAAAGTATAACTTGCAATGTGAGAGTAAAATGTTGCAACTGGATAATTTTCCTGAAACCCGCTGTCTACAACCCTATCAAACTCTCCGCTATTGCTTCCAAAATAATCGTCAGACGAGTTGTAGGCTACGTCTTGGGTTGAAGAGTATAAGTTAAATACTTCCTCATTGTCTAGCGCTAAACCTCTTTCGCTAAACAAGTGTTCAATTTTTTTATTATTTCTTGAAGTACAGAAACCAGTTTTATATATCTTTCCCTTAAATGTTTTTGTTAAGTCTGACTTTCCACCAATATAAAACTTTAAGGTATTTATGTTACCAAAGAATGAAGAAACAGTGCCACCAAAGTATGAAGAAACTTTTTCTATGTCTACTGCAACTGAAAATATTTCATCTATTCCTGGCCATATAACATTTCCAAGTGTTTCTTCTACAGAGTTGTATCTTATTTTATAAGTTATAGATGTTCCAAGTGCTGAAACCTCAAAGTAGTCATCGGAATTACCAGACTCTATTCTAAACAATATTTGCTGAGTTGTTGGCTCTTCTGTAAACTTAAAAGACCCATAGAATGATCTAACCTTACTTGTTAAAAAGTTTAAGTGATCAAAATACATATATCCTTGTTTCTCCCCAAAAGAGAAAAACATGTCTTGTTCAGTTTGAAGTGGTAGCAAAGTTTTGTATAAATCTTGCAGTGTTCCACTGCTTAAAACAATATCTGGCAACTCATAGTCTGGTGTGCAAAGTGTGTTATTTTGTATGCTCAAATTATCAACAACTGCTTGGTTCCACTTTCCTATATTTGGATAAGAGTAGTTGTTTGTGTAGTCAGCAAATGGGTAGTCTATGTACACAGATGATCCACTGTAGGCCTGATTAATACCCTCTGGAAATTCAACACCTTGACCATAAACAAATCTCTTTTTTGCTAAAACCAAAGGTACTTGATATGTGTATATTGCCACGCAATCAACTTCTACTGGGGATACATCTGCATAAGCATAAAACCCAATCCAGTCTTGATCCTTACCATAAGAGTTTAGTCTTGAAGAAAAAGAAAGTTCTGATGACAAGTAGTTAAGAGAAATAACTTCTTCTCCATTAATAAGTAGCGATCCATAGTTTTCTGAAGTTCTTATGTGAACAAGCATTGGTCTAGTCCACTCTCCAACGTAGTAAGATCCAGAGTTGTTTCCAATTTTTAAAATAAGAAATGGGCCCTCTACATATAATCCGTCGTCAGAACCAATGGGACCAACTATTCTTTTTTTACTTACGGAGTCTGAGTTAATTCTTATCCAGGCCTCAAGAGTGTAGTCTTTGTATTGTCCTTCTTCTCCCAAAAATCCAAGACCTGGAACAATTAGAGAGGGGTCTGTTCCATTGGGCAAAAGTTTTGTTAAGTTGGAGGCACCATAGACTAAAGGAATTCCAGTATTTTTTGCCATTAGGCTGTTGTCTTTGACAAGATAGTATGCTTTTTTATCTTGCAAGCCATATGCATTTGCCTCAATTGCAAAAGATGAGATTGCGATGTCTGATGGAAGAGAAATTTTTTGCACACCAAGAGATGAAGAATTAAACTCTTCACACCATTGACCAACTGTTATTCCATTTACTAAAAACTCATAGTCATCTACAGTTGAAGCACCACCAATATAATTTATTTTTATAACAACCCTAAACTCAGTATTGTCTTCTGGTATATCAAATGTTTCTGAAATAAAGAACCATTTATCTTTTACGGATGTGGTGTATGATTTTAGTCTTTGTATTTTGCTTCCGCTAGTTGTATCAAAATACTCATAACCAATCTCAAAACTTGAAGCATATGCGCTTATTGAATTAAAAAAGCCCCCTACAGAAAATGTAGATAGTGTCTTGTTTAGTGTAGAGAAATTTACAATATTATTACTTACGCAAACAATCTGACCAAAATCCTCAGTAGTTAAAACTCCAGTTATTTTTGTTGTTTGGCTTTCTGGAAATGGTTCATCGGATAGTGTGTGGACTAATGCAGACCCATCTATAATTTCCCAATTAACTATATTCCTGTCTGCTTCATCTATTATGCTTATATAATCTGCTCTGTCATCAAGGGACCATAGAGCAATAGGGTGCTCTGCATAAATTTTTTCTGCGTACAGATTTGATGTGATAGACATTATAAGTCTATTTTATCATACTATGCGTGTAAACCAGCGGGGTACTGTATATCTGATTCCATCAGTTATTGGCTTAACACCATGAACAAAGTCTGGGGTATCTGGAAAACATACAAGATCTCCTGAATCAGGCTTTATGTGTACGTCATAGTCTGGGAAGTATATTTCTCCACCTAAATAATCGTTGTTTAAGTATATAAGTGTTGCTATGTCGTTTGGCTTTGTAGAGTCAAAATGCTCATGCATTCCATTGCCTTTGTCAAATCTTGCTATGTGAGTCCTATCTGGATCATAGTCTTGAAAAGGTCCTGGATAGTTATCTCTAACAAACTTGAGCGTAAGTTCTCCATAAAAGTTTATAAGGCTTTGAATGTCTAAGTCTTTAAACTTTGCATGAAATGTAAATTCTTTTTCACCGTTTCCAAACTCAGCAAAAGAAGAATCAACAGATCTGGCATAATCCGCAATAAGCATTGCATCTTCTGGATTTACAAAACTTTTTACAACCTTTATTTGATTATTCATAAAAACCTTTTATCTCCCAATTCTCCCAATCAACCTCTTCGTATGGCAAACCATTTTCCATCCAAAGTTGTCCCTTCTTCCCCATCCATGCTTCTGAAAGAAACATTTCTCCTTCTACAATCTCAGAGATATATCTCTTATCTTCTTCAGACTCTGTAAATACAATTAGGTCTCCAGGGGTTGGAGCAAATTCTAATCCTTGATTTGGAAAACCAACCTTTCCTCCTATAGTTGGATTTTGCCAAACAAGGTATGACCCGTATGTTCCTTCTGGCTTTGTTGGATTAAAGTATGTCTCCCTTTGACTACCAGGACTAAATCTTGCAATATAGTGCTTAGAAAACATAGGAGGATGATAGTCTCCATCAGCAAAACTGCTTACACCAACATACATGCCCTTTGAATACTTTGAAAAGATTTCTAGTATGTGATCTGGCATCTCTCCACGAGTGTGAATGTCAAATCGATTTCCTATCTTTTCAAATAAGTTATTGTGTAGTGGTACATGGTCATCTTTGGTGTTAAACTTAATTGTCTTTAGATACTCTTGTACCGTATTGAGATCTTCTTCACAAATAAACTTTTCATAAATTTTCATTATTTTCCAATCTTTATTTCACAGTAGTCTGTTGTGCAGTATGCTTCACCTTGAGCCTCAAGATTATCTACACCGTCGTAAATTGCACCAAAGTCAATATGCTTTAACTTGCCAATATATGACTCGTATTGCTCTTCAGTAATCTGAGTATATGGCTGCTGGGGATAAACCGTATTTCCCATTGGAAGGAATGAGACTGCTTTTAGTTGTCCCTCGTACATGTGAAGTGCTGGAACAACATGCTTTGATTCTGTTTCTTTATCAAATGATAATGTTACAGAAACACCATTGTCAGACCAGTACTTCTGAGCAGTTGCAGCAAGTGCAATCTTCTCAAACAATGTTACATCCTTTTCAGATCTTGGATGACCTGACTTGATTGGGAAGTAAACTACTGATGTGTTTGCTGATACT